GCTGTTGACGGGAATATGTCGGAGTTGACACGCCATACATGATCGCGAAACTTCTATGATAACAGTTAGGCTCTTGCATCATGGGCAGGATCCTAGAATGATATTCACGTGCGCGGAATTGCAACCCTCCGAAATCGTGAGACGGTCTGTGCCCACTATGCCAGCTAATTTCATACCCGTCTGTACCTGTCTGCTCTCGTATCATGTCCGCTTGTGCATGCGAGAGACGCGCCAAGCCCCCTAGCAGGTTACGACGTGCTGTGCTGTCAATCCTTTGCGTGTATCCAGACTGCCAGCTCATATACCTGATGCCCGCTTGTGCCATTGCCCTAAGGGTTGCCCGCATAGCATCATAAAAGGGTGTCTGCCCTAGTCGTACTTGGAGGATCGCATGATCGGTTAACTGTTGATACAGTGACCGTATAGGAAGGAATTGCCCCCTACGATGTAAACGCCCCCCTATAACTGAAGAATCGGAGATATTGAACATCGTTCCAAAGGTTGCCCGGCTGATTTCTTCGACCAATCTTTCCAAACCTTCAAAACTGCCCTCCATCATTGCGGATCTCATTAATGCAGCAAAGACAAGTTTCTCAGCTCCCGCTATTGCCTTCTGTATATCGTCCTCTATCTTGCGCACGTCCCTATCAACCTTGTAGGCTACCCGGTACGGATCCGGTGTCTCTTGTTCCCCTATGTGCTTCACTAACTCAGCTATTTGGCGTATGATCCCATACTCCAGCTCGCGAAAGTAGATTTGAAGCGGGATCGGCAATGCCAGTATTTGAGCCTCAGAGAGCACCACTTTGATTGTCTCCTGACATCCACTGAATTGACGGCATCATAGTTAGTGCTATCTCTTCCGTTACACCGTACCGTTTAGCAACGTATATTTCCGGTCTGAGTAGCCCCGCCGCTACATCCTCTTTCATTAGCCTCAGCTCTTCAGCTTGATCTACTAACAAACTATCGTCGAATTCTATGAAGAAATCCATTTCAGGAGGGATCGCCGGGTAATGTACCCACACAGCTAAAGCGTATACAACACCCTCCAATAGTGAACGTACGTTCTTTTGGTTAAGCGTCACTAGTTCATATGTCCTGTGTTTCGACGTTCTAACCTCTGTCGCGGTTCTTGTAACAGCTTGGGGCGGGCTTATCGTTCCATGTGCAAGCCCTAAGCAATCCTCGATCAAACGTTTGTACTCGTTAAGCCCGGTTATGTAAGCATCAACATGGATTTCCGGTGAGTAAGATTCAAAGAAATCCTCTGCTCCACCCTTGCCCGTTGACATATTTAGCTTGATATAAAAATCGTCTTGGAGATGTGGCAATGGTTCAGCTGGATTTCTGACCGCAAGGGAGGAAACGTATTGTTTCGCCTCCTTCACCCTAAATTCTCTCAGGGTGCTACTCAGTTGCTTGTCTGCTACTTCTATCAACTCTACAGCCCGAGAGAAGATACTAACGCCCTCAGTGCTGTCTAGATCGATGTGATTTGCAATAGCGGGTTTGAAGTGTCCAAACAGTGGTTGTTCTATATCTTTCAATTCCAGCTCTGGAAGTATGCCGCGCCATTCGTCTACATACTCCAATTCGATTTCCGTATCTCCAACTGTGCCGCTTAGGTCGGATTGAAACGCACGGTTTTCTATTCTGTATTCTTTTGTCATATCATTGTACGTATGTCGCTCTATTCGAACATACCATTCACCCATTCGCTCCACATAGTCACGGAATACTATGTCCGTAATTATGCCCGCTGTGGTGCTTTGCAGCACTTGATAATTCAAAGGTAGAACAATATCCACCCTGACAAAATTGTCTACGATGTACGGTTTATAGATAACGCCCCCGAGAGCTAAACCGTGCTCAATGTGTTCAAGCAAACCTCTCAGCACGTCGGATTGATATATCTCGTTGACCGCGTCATCACTCACGCTTGACTCAATCTCAAGCGCGATCATCTTAGCCACTTCAGCCGAAACATTAGCAGCTAGATTCAAACTCTTGATTGTCTGTGTCAACCATGGGGACTTATTCCGGTACATTCGGAACCATTCATTTTGTGCGTTCATCATAGCTGTCCAGCCATTAAACACACTTGTCTTTGGCATAGGTTGCCAAGCTTTAAAGACCCTTGTTAGAATTCCCATTTACGCCACCTCAGCAACAATATATCCAAAGTATCTTTCTAGTGAATATTCGTAACAATCCCCGCTGTCGACATCGTAAGAGCCATCATCTAAACGTTTCTTATGCAATACTTTATCGTCCCATACCGCGTTTTTCAAAAATTCCGCTAGCGGTACACATTGCCCCGGCATGATCCTAATACGTCGTTGTTCGAGTACTGCGTTTGTGAAGTCTATCCTGTCTATTATTTCGCGCTTCAAGGAATTACGCACCCCTGCCCGCTTAGAAAGCTTTTCACGGCACATGTTAAGCATCAGTTGCGCGGCACTATCTAAATAAATATCATCAATACGCCCGTAAAGGCTTTCCACTTCATTAACGAATCTTTCAAGTGCTTTGTATCCCTGTTCCGGTGTCGTGCCGTGCGCGTCATGCCATACGCTTTTAAGTGCAATCACATATTCAAAATTCTCTGTTATGCCAGTTGCACAGAAAGCGTGTCCTGATGTAGTGCCGCCCCAGTCCCCACCTATGTTGAGATATGCCAGCCTGTAAGACTTACCATTTATAATAAATGTTCTGTGCTGTGGAACGAATTTTACTTGATAGAAGTCCTTTTCATTCTCAATAAACTCTGAGTAGATCGCGCCTTCAGATATACCCCATTCTCCATCAGCTTCAACTAACTTTCTAGCAGGAGACATTTTCTCAAATACTTTTAAATCTTCAGCGTCAAGGAACTCATTACAGCGATACGTAGTTGTGAGTGCAAGTATATCGTCATCTTGAATATCAAAAAAGCGACCTTTGATCCAGTGGTTTTTGTTCCACGGGTTTAGTAGCAGGGTAAATTGTTTGAAAAGCGGTTCAGGCAGCTCGCCGCGAATGGAAAGATCCAGCCTATTAAAATCCGCTTCACTTTTTATCTGGTATGCTTCTTCTCATTTATGTTCAACGTGTGCCGCTAGTACACGCCCGGTATTTAATACCCGCTGTATGTTTCCATACAGATCAGACTATATCATCAATGCTTTCCGCTTCCACGCGCTTGCGTGTACTCCCTCTCGGGATAGTCGTTGCACGTTCAATTTGACATTTTCACTCGGTCGTGGTATACTTAGTCATATCAAACACAAAGGAGTTGATACTATTGGAAATCTGGAAACCCATCAAAGGTTTTGAGTCAAGTTATGAAATAAGCAACCTAGGTAGGGTTAAAAGCCTGGCTCGTAAAGTGGGCACGTGTTACAGACGTGATCGCATTTTATCCCCGCGAATAACAAAGGATGGATACTTACAAGTCACACTAAAAAGCGACGGTAAACAGAAATACCACGCTATTGCGCGTTTAGTAGGTATGCACTTCATCCCAAACCCCAATAATCTTGAAACCGTAAATCACAAAGACGGTAACAAACAAAACAATAATGTAAATAATCTTGAATGGATGTCCCAAAGTGATCAAATGTATCATGCGTACGCATTAGGCTTAAAAAAACCAAAACGCGGATCAGATAATATACATTCAAAACTCACTAATCAAGATGTTAAAGACATACGCCAAACGTATAAACGCTATTGCCCAAATGGCGGATCTTCCGTCGCACTCTCCAAAAAATATAATGTATCACACCGAGTGATATTATTAATCGTTAAAAATGAATCGTATAAAAATGTCAAATAGCTTCGCTCATGATTGCCGTGCGCCATACACCCCCATGTATGGCGTTTAGGTTTCCCATGAATTCAAAAAGTTTTTCGTGGACAGCTTTAGTTTATCCACGCCCAACACAAATGCCCGTCGGAAACCGTGATGGATGTAATCGACATGGGATTATCAAAACCACGGAATAATATCTGTTGCCCGCTAGGTTTATATGTTAGGGTATGCTCTCCCTTTGGAATAGTCCATTTATGCGCTACTCCCAGCCTATGAATAGCCCATATGAGTTGTGCCCTAGTAGAATCCTTGTGAGTATTAAAAAACCGTCTAACGACAAGTAAATGCGGTTTAACGGCATATGCATGAAAATAGTACATCAGGTTATAGATATACCATAATGCCGCTGTACAACTCTTTTTACTTGCCCTACTACCTTTTGTAACCTTATATCGATGTTTAGAACGCCAAAACTCACCATATCCCGCGCCGACTATGTCAGGCAAATGTTTTCTAGTCATTTAGTCGGGAATCTCATTAGCTCCTGTAAAAATGATGTCACCTTGTACCTGTATCCCTGATTCTTTCAATCCTGTAATCTCGTTAAGCCGTTCCATGCCCATGTTCATTGCCTGTACAGAAGAAATTGATAATTTCCTAGCACGTGCCAGGTAACCGCGATCCTTTGGAGTAATTTCGTCCTGTGCGTATATCTCAGTTTTCATCAACTCATATTCCCGTTGGCCTTCTTCTATCTCAGCCCGACCCGCTTCAAGTAGGAACAGAGCATTTTCGATCGCTTGCTCTTGTGTCCACTTAGCAAGCCGTAAAGCCTCAGCCCTCAACGCGGCCTTAAAAGTATCGTAGTAATCGCGGACATAATGCCGCTGTAAAAGTCTATAAGCCCGCGCTTTTATAGTTGCGTCCCGGTTCGTTTTAGTTGTAGGGAAAGCCGCTTTGTATGCATCGATCAGAGATGCCCGATCGCGTAGAAGTGCCTCAACAAATGCTATGTGATTTTCAGTTAACCCTTTTCTGCCCATAGTATCACCTCTTTACTTTAGTATACGCTAGCTATCCCCTAGATAGCTATGTCCATCCAGGGTTATTAAAGCACAAAAAAAGAGCCTATTTAGGCTCTTTCCGTTTCGTTAGTAATGATTTAGGTTCTACATTCAATACATCCCCTAACCGCATTAGGTGAATAGCATCAAACTTTCCTTGCGTCAACATGCGCGATAGTACCGCGCTTTTAATCCCGCTGACTTCCGACAGGTTTTGTAAACTCCAACCCTGCTTTTTTGCCAACCTCCGAATCTTACCCGCGTCAAGCCCCATCAATAAAACCCCCTAAAATTGGTATAACTAATGTACCACATTTCCCGCTAAAAAGCAAGCCGGGAACTAAGAACTAAAAGGAACCACAATTCCTATATTATTATATTTCCTATAATAAGTGATCCAGTGTAACAACTACTTAACACCAACGTAGTATATAAGCCTTATATAAGCTTTATTATATCTTTTATATTATTTTAGTTCTTTAGTTCCTAAAGTATAGAATATAGGAGTATTAGTGCTTTTGAGCCGTCAACCAAAATGAGAACTAAAGACACCAAAGAACTAAGTTTTAGTTACCAAAACCCTACAGCCCGCTTATATTCCCAAAGTTGTTTTCTGGGTATGAAAAAACCCGTCGTAACATTTGACGGGTTTGGCATAACAGCCTAAACGGGAACTAAACTTTTTTATACAACTTCTGTTTTCCGTAATTCGGAACTTTTAAAGCCTTGCCTGTCGGGTTCCACCCCAAACGCTTTAGTGAATTGGCTAGTGAAAATGAATTCGTTCGTTTAATGTTTTCCGGTCTGCCATTTAAGCACTCACACCACAATTCTAGAATACATACCATTTCCCGTTTAACTTCACCCACTGCCCTAGTAGGATCATCAGGATTGACAAAGTATTCGCGCCGCTTGTGCGTATTCATATCATCCCAATTGGAAGGGAGTAGCATATCTAAAAAC